AAAGCCGATATAGTGGCGGCTACGGGCGCTTCCGCCGAAAGTGTTAAACTTGCTTTTGAAGCGGTGCAACGTGGCGAATTTTCAACGATAGATAATTTAAAGTTGGGCATTAAAGGCACAAAAGAAGGAATGTAGGAACTTATTAACACAGTTAATGAGGCTCACAAGGCAGACGCAGATTGGACAAAATTATCTATTGATAACGCCGCAGATAGAGCAAAAGCGCTTGTAGAATATACAGATTTAGTAGAAATATCGGGTTATGCCGAGGCGGAAGCGCTCACTACCGTTCAAGGCTCGCTTGCCGCGTTATCGGCGGCTTGGCAAAACTGGTTAAGCGGATTAATGGACGAGAACGCCGATATAGGGCAATTAACCGAAGATGTATTAAGTTCTGTTGGGCAAGTAGTAGAAAACTTAAAGCCAAAAGTGGAAGAGTTCTTTAATAATTTGCCGGAAGCGATACACAATGCGTTAGAGCCGTTCCCGGAGTTGTAGGCGGCTTTTGATGGCATTGTTAGCGCCGTTTCTACGGTTAGTGAAGCCGTGAGTTCTATTGTTTCTTTTGCCGTGGAAAATTGGGGAACATTAGAGCCTATTTTAATAGCGGTTGCCGCGGTTATTGGCGTAATTGTTGCCGCTATAACGATGTATAATGCGGTTGCTGCCATAAAAGCGGCTATGGACGCGGCACAAGTGGCAACACTTGGAGCACTCGCCGCGGCTACTTGGGCGGCACTTGCGCCATACTTGCTTATCGCCGCAGCCATTGCCGCGCTTATTGCCGTTATTGCAATTTGTATCACGCATTGGGACGCTATCAAGCAAAAAGTTAGCGAAGTGTGCGCCGCGATTGGTAATTTTGTATCAAGTATGGTTGGCAAAGTAAAAGAATGGTTTGGCAATTTAAAAGAAGGTATTCAAGAGAAAGTAGATACTATTAAAGAGAACGTTAGCGAAAAATGGAGCAATATAAAAGAAACAATGGTTAACGGCATTCAAGCGGCGAAAGAACAAACACAACAACGTTTAGATGATATGAAGAAAGCCTATGAAGAAAACGGTGGAGGTATTCAAGGCGTTGTTGCCGGTTTAGGCACAGGGTTAAAGGGGCTTTTTGAAGATACCTATAACAACTTAAATACGTTAACGGGCGGAAAACTTGATGAGATTAAAGAGAAATTTAGCGAAAAATTAGGCAAGGCAAAAGATAAAGTTAGTGAAATCCTTGAAGATATTAAAGGTTTCTTTAAATTTGATTGGGAATTACCAAAATTAAAAATGCCCCACATTTCTATTACTGGTAGTTTTAGCCTCTCACCGCCGAGCGCGCCTAAATTTTCGATTAATTGGTATGCGCACGGTGGCGTTTTTGATGCGCCTACGCTTTTTGGTTTTGGCAATGGTAGTATTGGCGGTTTAGGAGAAGCGGGCGCAGAAGCGATAGTTCCGCTTGAAAATAATACAGAATGGTTAGATAGAATTGCCGAGCGTTTAGGCGCGGGTAGTTCTCGCCCGATTGTTTTACAAGTGGACGGAAAAACTTTTGCGGAAACAAGCATTGATAGCATTAACGCACTCACCCGGCAGACGGGTAAATTAGGTTTAGTATTAGTATAAGGAGGATAATAATGGTATACTTCAAAATTAACGATACAGATTATAGTATGTATACGGCGGAACTTAAAATTACGAACGCCTCTAAATATACAACACAAACAAACGCACATTAGGACACCGTGGTTGATTACATTAACGATAAGAAAACCATTGAAGTAGAAATTATTCCTCTTAATGATACCGTTATGTAGCAACTCACGGAAGATATTAGCGGGTTAGGTATGAGCATTTCATACCTTAACCCGCAAACCAAACAACTTAAAACAATAAGTTGTATCTTGCCCTCTACAAACATTGAATACTACACAATTCAGCAGGGTAAAGTGAGTTTCAAAAAAGTTAAATTGAAATTCACGGAACTTTAAGGGGGAATAACTGATGAGTATTACCCCGATTAGAACGCTAACGGCAACAGCGGAGTTTTATTTAAATAATACCAAAGTTGCCGAATATGCGGACACAGATAAAATAATTTCTTTTGACGTTTAGCGCGTTGGTGAAGATAGTAAGTTTTTTGGTTTTGGTATCTGCCAACGCCTAAACTTGAAATTGATAGATAAGGAGCGCGCACTTGCCTACACAACCTCCCACTATATCAAAATAACAATTACCGATAATTCCGCCAACACCTTTACTTTTCCCTACTTTTGGATTAGTGAAATTCATAGAGATGAGAAAACGAACCAGTTGAGCATTACCGCCTATGATTTAATTTATAAGGCGAGCGCCCGCACTTATAGCGAACTCACAATAACAAAGCCTTATACTATTGCTGAACTTCTTCCCTCTATTGGAACGTTATTAGGCGTTGAAGTAAATGAAGTGGGAGAAGCATTTAATTTATCATATATAGAAGGCGCAAACTATGAAGGCACAGAAACAATAAGAGAAGTTTTAGATGATATAGCCGAAGCAACAACCACAATTTATTATTTAGATAAGAATAATAAACTCACGTTTAAGCAGTTGGACAAAAACGCAGAGCCTACTTTTACGATAGATAAAAGTTTATATTTTGAGTTAACCACTTCCTCCAACAAGCGCCTCCAAACAATTTGTAGCGCTACGGAGTTGGGCGATAACGTGAGTGTATCAACTACTTCTATCGGCTCTACGCAATATTTACGTGATAACCCATTTTTAGAGTTGCGTGAAGATATAGCCACGATTTTAAACAGCGCCATTGAACGAGTAGGCAATTTAACAATAGGTATTTTTAATTGTAAGTGGCGCGGTATGCCGTTAGAGGTAGGAAGCAAGATAGCGCTCGTAGATAAAGATAATAACAATTTTATCTCTTATCTTTTGAACGATACGATAGAGTATAACGGCGGGCTGATAGAAAAAACTCTCTGGAAATACGACGAGAACACAACCGAAACAGAGAGCAATCCCACAAGTTTAGGCGATTTATTAAAACAAACTTATGCGCGAGTTGATAAGCAAAACAAAACGATTGAGTTAGTTGTTAAGAAGAACGAAGAGTTAGAACAAAAAACTTCTTCTATTCAATTATCGGCGGACGCTATTGATATGGAAGTAAAGAAAAATCAACAGATTACTAATGGCAAAATTGATGATTTGAACACTTCCCTCCAAGAGGTAGAGAAAAAAGTAAACACGTCAATTTCTGCGGAAGATGTTAAAATTCTTATTCAACAGAACGCGGGAACGGCGGATAGCGTTCAAACGCAAACAGGATTTACTTTTAATCAAGATGGATTAAATATCACAAAGAGCGGAAGCGATTTTTCAACCGTAATTGATGAAGATGGTATGGTTATCAAGAACAAAAGTAAAGTGATGCTTGAAGTTAATAATATGGGCGTTGATGCTATCAACTTAACCGCTTCCCAATATTTAAGAGTAGGAAATACGCGATTTGAAGATTATAAAAATAAGAGGCGCACGGGCGCTTTTTGGGTAGGGAGGATTAACTAATGGCTACAACTTTTAGCGCTGGTTTAGTAGATGGCGGTAGATACCCGATGGAAACCGGAACGCTTTATGCTTCCCGTTGTAATTATGAAGCGTCGCTAACCTACAAACAAGTTATTAAACCAGATGGAAAATATATTTAGGTAGTGATAAAAGGCGATTACAGCGTTAGTTATAAATCCTTGTCTGGCTACACAATGAAAGCGCCTAATCAAACTACGTTCTATGTTCAAGATGTGAGCGCCAACCGCTACGATAGCGCAACACACGATATACACAACAAAACCTTCACTTATGAATACAAGTATGATGTTTTATCGGCGCTCACCTTTAAATATAAGATTTATTGTTGGTGTCAATGCGTCCCGCAGTATGTAGGTAAAGAGGATAGTGGTTATATAGAGTGCGTGCCTTCAACAACGATAGGCGTTAGCGCGATAAGCGCCAGTAGCGCCGATATTGGCAAGGCTACCCGTATCACAATAACCAAAATGGATGATAGTTATATTGATAACCTCTACTATACGGCGAACGGCACAAAAACGCTTATAGCGGAAAACGTATCAAGCCCGTATGATTGGGTTTTGCCTACTTCACTCTTCTCTCTCTTGGGTAGTAGTGCGCGCTCAATTCCTATTCGGTTATCGGTAGAAACTTTTAGCGGAACGGTGAACCTTGGAACTGACGTAGTAGATATAAACGGCTTGGCTAATGAGGCGGATTGTAAGCCAACTCTAAATCCGCTTTTAACCGTTCTCAATCCGCAAGCCACGCTAACCGGTAATTCTACTACGGGAATTGTAGGTTTTAACAAAGTAAATGTAAAACCGCAAGCAAGCGCACGCTATAACGCTACTATCACTTCCATAACTACAAAGCACAATAGCATAACCAAGAGTGGAGAAGATGTAGAGTTCGATTTAGGCAACGACACTTTTACAATTACCGTAGTGGATAGCCGAGGGTTTAGCGCGTCGGAGGTTAAATCAATTCCGCTCGTGAATTGGTTTAAGCCTACGTTAACATTTGAAGCCGAAACACCTGATGCTACAACTAACGCTTGTAAAATTGACGCTTCCGGCTCGTTCTTCAATTCCTCTTTTGGCGTAGTAGATAATACGCTATCAGTTTAGGTGCGTTGGAAAACGGGAAGCGCCGAGTATAGCGAGTGGGTAGATACAACAATAAATATAACCGATAATACATACAAGGCAACCTACACCGCCACGCTTGATTATACAAAGCAATGGACAATTCAAGTTAGAGCAATAGATAAACTTGCTACCATTTTAGGGAAAGAGATAGTTGTTATTACGCTTCCCGTTTTCGATTGGAGCGAAGCGGATTTTAACTTTAACGTTCCCGTTAAAATTAATAATCAATATTATCTCATACCAATAGGCGGAAGTAGTGGGCAAGTTTTAGCAAAGAAGAGCGATAACAATTATGATACGCAATGGATAACCCTTCCCGCGCTTCCCACGATTAGCGGAGGCACGGCTGAACCTTCGGGCGGTAAGCACGGAGATATATACTTTTAGTTTACGTGAGGTGAGATAAATGGGCACTTGGAGTTCAAGCGAACCAACTAATCTTGCTACCTCTTGGACAAAGGCGGGAGAAACTAACGCTATTAATTGCTACTATTGTATTCGATATAGGCAGGATGGCGTATGGCACAATCAGTGGTTTTACTACGTTATGAAGGTTGTAGGCTATATCGCACGCACAAAAAGTAATTAGGCAGTTCAAAAAATAGAACTCTACGTTAACGATGGCAATACTTCATAGGATTTATATTTTACACCCGTAGCAACTGATAGCACGGGGGAGGTAGCCGGTGAAGATATTCCCAACTCACCGCGCACTTCTTCTTTAACACATATCGCTACGCGCTACTATACAACCACAGACGGAACAACGCCGGATACGTTAACTTTTGGCGTTTATACAGTGGCTTATAAAGGGCGAGGCCCGGATATTGGTAGCGTAGGTGATAAAGTTCGTATAAACGCTACGGTATCAGGGAGTAGCCCCGTTATCAAGGGCGCTATTCCTTGGTTTAACCAAAATGGAGTATGGAAACAATCCATTGCTTGGTTTAATCAAAATGGAAATTGGAAGCAATCAGTAGCACATTACAATAATAGCGGGGAGTGGAAATAAATGGATTTTCAACCTGTATTAGAGGCAGTTGTTCAACACGGCATTTGGTGCGCATTGTTCGTGTGGCTTTTCTATACAACGAATAAAGACAGCCACGAACGCGAAGAACGCCTTCACTCAATAATTGAGAATTAGAAAAATGTTTTAGGCGAAATTTCAAACTCTCTTATTTTACTCAATGAGCGAATTGAGAAAGTAGAAGATAGATTATTAGGAGGAAAAGGTAAAGATGAAAAAGATAATTGATTGGCAAAGAGTTTTGAGAACATTAGTTCAATCTGCAACGGGCGCGGGTATCGCCCTTATCACGGCAATCACGCAAGATTGGAGCACACAAAGCCTTATTTCCGCAGGAATTACTTTTGCTTCAACCATTGCTATTGCCGTTCTTATGAATATCAAGAAGCAAGTGGAAGATGAAGAAAATGAAACAACTAACTGAATGGTTTAAGAGCCAAGTAGGTGTCCAAGAGAAGGAAGAAAATAACGTTGTTTATAACACTATCTACTATGGGCGCGAAGTGAGCGGGGATAAATACCCGTGGTGTTGCGCGTTCATATGGGTAGGATTTAACAAAAACAATATGAGCAACCTTTTTTGCGGAGGCACGAAAACCGCCTATTGCCCGTTCGTTGTTAATTGGGCGCGCACGCACAACCAATGGATAACGAGCGGATACCGCGAAGGAGATTTAATTCTTTTTGATTGGAATAATGACGGCGAAGCGGATCACATTGGTTATTGTATTGGCGTGAACGGTAGCACGGTTATCACAATAGAAGGCAACGCCGGAGATAAGGTTAGTTAGTGCTACCACACTGATGATATAATGGGCGCGTATCGTATTAACTACCCAACCGAGCCAACCGAGCAACCGCCTGTTTCTTCTTCCTCTTGGAGCGGGACGGGCGAAGCCCGTTTCGCTATTGCTCAACCGGGCGATAGTTTATGGAGTATCGCTCAAAAATATTTAGGCAACGGTTTAAGATGGGAAGAGATTTATAAACTCAACAACCTAAACAGCACAACTATTTTAATTGGGCAAAAACTTAAATTACCAGAGTAAAAGCAAAAGGGAAGTAGCGGTTTTACCGCCACTTCCCTTTTTTTGCTTGGAGCACGTGGAGAGATTCGAACTCTCAACCTGCGCATTACGAATGCGCTGCAACTGCCGTTGTGCTACACGTGCGCGCTAAAAGAATATAACACAACCGCCTCCCCGCGTCAAGAACAAAAATAAAAATCAGCGTAGGAACTCGCGCATAATCAGCGTAGGGAAAATAAAAAACCCTGAAAACTCAATGGTTTCAGGGCTTAAAAAATTTTATTTTCTTCTCTGCTGATTACGAAACAGCGTAGCCGAAATTAACCAAAAAATCAGTTGGTAAAACCTTATTTTTCAAGGCTTTTGTGATAAAACTTGACAAACTTGATACGCTGATTTATAATGAGAATTAATTAAATCAGTGGGAGGTTTTTTGGCATGAAAAGGATTAAAATTAAGCCCGATGATGAGCGCACGATACCCGAAGTTTTAGAGGAATTTACCTTGCTTAAAGAGAGCGAGAACATAGCCCCGAAAACAATTCATAACTACGTTCAAAGCATAGGCAAATTCCAGAACGAAACAGGAGTAGAGTTGATAACCGAACTCACGGATAGAGCGGTTATAGCGTGGAAAAATTCTATGTTGAAAAGTAGCCTCTCTTGCTACTCTATTAATCACTACTTGCGCGATTTGCGAGCGTTCGCCAACTATTGTATTAAACTTCACTACATAGAGCCGTTCAACATTGAACTTGTCCGCCAACAGGAAGAGGGAATTAAGTTCCTTCCGCAAGATGAGATTAATAAATTGTTAGTTAAGCCAACCAATAAAGATAGTTTTGCTATTTGGCGCTCGTGGATGGTAGTTAACTGGATTTACGCAACCGGCAACCGTGAGAGCACTATTTGTTCAATCCAATTAGGAGATATAGATTTTAGCAACAGCCGTATTTATTTGCGCCACACCAAAAACCGTAAACAACAAACTATTCCGCTATCGCGCACGCTCGCAACTTTACTTAAAGAGTATATCAGAAAAACGCGCCGAGATTGCGCGCCTACGGAATTACTTTTCCCTTCCGTAGCGAATACGCAACTAACCCCGGATGGATTAAGGCAAGCCCACGCAGAGTATTGTAAGAAGCGAGGGGTATCTCATACTTCTCTACACGGGATACGGCACACCTTCGCGCAAGAGTGGATTAACAACAAGGGTAGCATTTACCAATTACAGATAATGCTTGGACACTCAACGCCAACTATGACGCAAAAGTATTTGCGCGCTTGCGGAACTCGTTTTGATAACTTTGAAGATTTTAACCCGCTTGATAAGGCGCGGGCTTCAACGAACCGAAAGGAAGTTGTTTTGAAAGTTCACGACGAGATACCACAAGATGATGAACACGTATTGATTATAGAGCCAGAGATAAACCAAGAGTAAGGAATAAGGGGAAGCGGAAAAAAATTTTCGTTTTCCCCTTATTTTTTTAATAAAAAGTATTGCTTTTTAGAATTAGGTATGCTATAATACTAACTTTTATACCCCCTTGACAAACGCGCTTTAATGTGCTATAATTTATAATGTAAGGACGAGGGGAAAGCCCCTCCTGAAAAAAGGAAAAAATAAAAGGAGATAAAATACTAATGGAAGAAAAGGTTATGAATAAGAGATTTGATATTTATTGTGGGCACGGCGAAGCAGATGCTTTTCTTGATGATGATTTGGATAAGTATGATGTGCTGATGCGTTTTCTTGAAGATGTTGTGAAAAAGGAAAACAAAAAGGCTTATGAGTTGTTTTACGAGATTTATTGCGGTAGAAAGAGTTTTGGCGGTTATCATACCGTTTATCACTTTAACCCCAACAAGAAACTTTATAAGTATTGGAGCGATGAAGAAATTAATTCCGCTATTAAAACGCTTATGAAGTATGGTTTTCTTGCCAAGGCAACTAATAAAACGATGGTATATCATATTAACGGCAATGCTTTTGAAGAGAAGAAGGAGAGCACCTAATGAAGTTTAAAGAAGTAGTTAAAGTTAATTATCGTATTCGCATTACGAGTGAAAATATAGAAGAAGTAGCAACAAAAGCCCACGAAACGCTACCGAATAATAAGGTAGGAGATTTAGCCTTTACCCTTTATGAGTATCTTGGCATTTGTAGTGTGCTTAATAAACCTTATTATTTGCGCAAGGAAAAGTTTTTAGATGGCATTGAATATGAACCCGATGAATACGATGAAGAAAACGGTTGCTTGAAAGATGGAGTAGAGTTCACCGAAGAAGAGTTAGATGAAGCGTTAATGATGCTTGATAAGTATAAACTGATTAAGATAGTTAGCGATGAAGAGATAAACTTTGGCGGACGCTGACGCGCCCGCGCCAAGAGAAGGAAGAAATGAGGGGTAGGCGCAAGCGCGCTTGCCTCTATTCTTTTTTCCCTACTATTGGACAAAAGCGGTTAATTCATACGCACATTTTTTTATATATATATGGACAAAAGTGATTAAATTAATATTCACTATTTTTAGGTATACATGAGAGGAAAATGAATACCTCTTGACTTTTATTCATTTTTATGATATAATTATATTGTAGGTGGGCTAATAGGGCAAAACTGATTAATATAAATGCCCTATTATTTAGTTATATATGAAAAAGCAAAGCATAGTGTTTTTCTCCTTTTTTCCTTTTGAGAGGGGTTTTGAGTAGTAGCAAAGCCCCTCTTGTTTTTAGGGCAAGGAGATTGATAATATCAATAATGGAAGGTAAAAGATAATGGAGAAAATAACAAACGTATCAATGGCGTTAACGCCAATGGAAAAGAAGCAATTACAAAAGTTAGCAAAAGAGCAGAACACAACCGTTAGCCGGTTGTTATATTCACTCGTTAAGAAAAGCGGAATACTTTAAAGGAGAAATAGAAACTATGGAGAGAAATACGTAGAGTTATACTATTTATAGTAGAGCGTTAGCATATGAATTAGTTAGAGAAGGTTTTGTATTAGAGAACACAAAACCTAATGATAAATACCCGGGTAAAGAAGTTTACTTCTTTAAAAACTCTCCGGCACTTCAATATAAAATAAAACAATATATTGAAAACAAAAATTAATGAAAGGATTAGAAACTACAATGGAAACAAAAAAATTTTGTTAGGCGCCTACCCTTGTTAATATTGGGAAGGGCTATCGCCCGCCAGATTGGAAAAATTACGGGAATAATGTTATTGATGGCTATTTAGCGCAAAAGATTTGTGAAGCGTGCGGGGAATATTTTGGTGCGCGTGAAATTTTGCGGTTTTTGGTTGGTTGCGCTGATGGGTTTAAAATCGCCGAAAAAACAATATGTGAGCGTTGTAATATAAGTGAACGCACTTATAGACGTTCGCGCAAGTTTTTACAAGAAAATAATTTTATTCTTGTATACGGCGGAATGATTGAAGTTAACTACGAGGCTATTTACAATTTCAAAAAGCCAGAAGAAAAACCCGTAGAAGCCAAACAAGAACAGAAAGATATGGACGATTACTTTGCTCATAGCGCTTGGTAAAACAGGGGTGACATCGTGTCCGGTATAGGGGTGACATCGTGTCCAAACAGGGGTGACACCGTGTCAGACATAACAATATAATATAACAATATAAATATAACAGCGGTGTTCTATTGCTCGTTCACTCGCAATAGAACAACCGCGTGGGGTGATTTCGTGGCTTGGGTAATTAAGGAGATTACTCTAATAAGATTGCAATGAAATGGTGAGTAAACAAGAGGGGAGCGCTACGCGCACCCCGCCAAGAGTAAGAGAAAATAAGTGTAGGCGCGCTACGCGCTTATCTTATAATTTCTTCCTTCTCTTGGAAGCGTGAGCGAAGCGAACGCTACACATAAAGGAGGTAAAACAATGACAGATAGTAAATATGGTGAGCAACTTTTTAAATAGTTGATGGAGCAACGCGGGAATACCGTTGAAGATTTAACCGCGCAAAAAGAGTTTTAGATTGTAGATATTGATTTTAAAATTACTTCCCCTTCTGGGATTACGAAATTCTTTGAAGTAAAATACGATTCCAAGATAAATAGCACAGGTAATTTATTCGTCGAATTTTTTAACGCCTACAATTACGGCGGGCTTGGCTGGTATGAGTTTTGCAAGGCGGATTACATATCGTATGGCGACGCGCAGACTAATACCTTCTATTGTTTTCTTCTTGAAGATTTACGATAGTTAGTTTCTTCTCATAAGTTTAATGTAGCAACCGCCGATAACGAGAAGATAGCCGGTTATTTAGTTCCGCTTAGATTGATTGAGAATAAGGAGGTTATACGATAATGAAAGATACAATTTTTTTTATCAGATAGGAATATATAAAGCGATTTTACCCTGAACGATGGGAAGAAGCAAGAAATTTAAATTATAACGATTTAAAAAAATTAGTTGACGAGGTGAGAAAAGATGGCACGCAGATCAAGTGAACTCACGGCGAAGGAAAGAGCGTTTTGCGATGAATACGTTAAAACCTATAACGCTTGTTAGGCTTATTTAAGTGCGTATGATTGTAAGTTAGATACCGCTAAAAGCGCGGGTTGGAAATTGTTATCTCGTCCCGCGATTATAAATTATATCAAGGAATTGTAGAAAGCCTTGACGGAGAGATATGTGGACGCAGCGAGTATTATTTTAAATGAATTGATGGAAGATGTTCTTTACCGCGATGAAAATGGTTGCCATAGCCCAACTTGGTTAAAAAGCGTCGATTTAGCCCAAAAACAGTTGGGATTGTAGAAACTGAAAGCCGACATTTAGGCAGATCAAACGGTGATTAATGTTCATATAGAGGAGTAAATGTTGAATAAACTTGATTTTTGAGTTTTTTTGTGGTATAATAGATATATATTTATGGAGATGAATAATAAAATGGAAAATATAGAAATCTGGAAAGACATAGAAAATTATAAAGGCTTTTATTAGGTGTCCAACTTGGGAAGGATTAAAAGTTTAGAGAGGGATGTTTTTTCCCCGAACGGAATTATAATTCGTCACACGGAAGAAAAAATATTAGTTCCCGCTTTAAATAACAATGGTTATTCGTATGTTAACTTGTGTAAAAATGGGAAGGCAAAAAAAGAATATGTCCATAGATTGGTTGCTATGGCTTTTATAGAAAATCCTGAAAATAAACCTATGGTAAATCACCGAGACGAAGTAAAAAACAATAACGTTGTTGAAAATTTAGAGTGGTGCGAGGCAAGTTATAATATTAATTATGGAACAAGAACCGCTCGTGCGGTTCAAAATCATAAAGATTTTAAATTAGGAAATAACCCAAGAGCAAAAGCGGTTTTTTGCGTCGAATTAAATAAAAAATTTGATTGTATCACAAGGGCAGGAAAAGAGTTAGGCGTTAATATAAATTGTATTGTAAGCGTGTGTAGAGGAAAAACAAAAACAGCAGGCGGATTTCATTGGAGATATGCCAATGAAAACGATTGATTTAAATAAAAAGGAAGGGGGTGGTTTTGATGCCCTCCATTGATTTAAATATCAGCAAAAATGTATTCGTGCCTTTATACTACCCTTATCTCTGGGATTATAGCCACAGATATAATGTCTACTATGGGGGCAGATAAGCGCCTCCGGAAAAACCAAATTTATAATACAAAAGTTGCTATTGAAAGGGTTAAAAGAGAAGAGAACAATACTTTTAATGCGCAAATATACGAATTAGTTGAAAGATTCGCTTGTTAAAGAGATGGCACAAGTTATAGAAGATTTTCATTTAACACCTTATTTTGATTTTAACAGGACTGAACTACGCTTCACTTGTAAAATTAACGGGACGGAGTTCAAATGTTTGGGGCTGGATGAACCAGAAAAGATAAAGGGCTTCGTTGATATTAGCGATGTATTTCTCGACGAGATTACGGCCTTTACCTCCGAAGATATAGAACTTATAGATGGCACGTTGCGTTCACCAAAATATAAACTACCCTTGTAGATGTTCTACGCCTTCAATCCGATAAGTAAAGCAAATTTTGTGTATCGCTACTTCGGTTTTGATACGGGTATTGTTCCGCCCAATACTTTTATCTTAAAATCTACCTACCTTGACAATCCATTTTTATCTGATAACGTAGCACAACGATACGAAGCCTTGAAAAAGCGCGATTACCGGCGTTGGCAGATAGAAGCGTTAGGTGATTTTGTCAGCCTTGATAGATTAGTATTTAATAATTACAAAGTTGAAGAGTTCGATTATAGAGATATAAAAGGAAAACTATTATGCGGATTGGATTACGGTTTCGTGAACGATATTAGCGCCTTCGTTGCTTCCGTTGCGACAGATGATAATAAACTATACGTATTCCGCGAATGGGGCGATACGAACAAAACTAACCCCGAACTATCAGCCATTATCGCCTCTCTTGGTTTTAGTAAATCAGTTATTATTGCGGATTGTGCTGAACAAAAGAGTATTGAAGAAATGCGCCGATGCGGAATACAGAAAATCAAGCCTTGCACAAAAGGACAAGATAGTATAATTCACGGCATACAAAAATTACAATAGTATGAAATAGTTGTTCATCCTTCTTGTTAGGGATTGATTACGGAATTACAAAACTATTCTTGGCAGAAAGATAAATCAGGCGAATATATTAACAAGCCTATTGACGCGTTCAATCACTACATAGATGCTTTACGTTATAGTTTACAATGTATTGAAGCGAACCGATTGAGAACGATGGACAAAAGTATTTTTGGATTATAATAGAAAAGGAGGAGTTAGGTTGTATTTATATGATGAGGTTTTAACCCCGCAGATTATCACACGTATTATACAGACGTTTGAAAGCAAAGAGAAGCCGAAGTTAACCCAATACTATAATTACTATAAAGGCACACAAGCAATTATGAATAAACAGGCTACCGATGTGGGCAAGCCTTGCAATAAAATTGTGTGCAATTATTGTTTTAATATCGTTCAGAACTATTCCGGCTATCTGTCGGGCATACCGATTGCTTATGCTTCACCTATCGATATTAGCGAGATTATCAAAGTATTAAATTATAATGATTACAAAAGCGAAGATACGGAACTTTTACGGCAAGCGCTTATTTTTGGCAGGGCTTTTGAGGTTGCTTATATTGACGAGTTAAGCCAGATACGCTTTAAACTTTTTGATAGCCGTGAATGTATTCCAGTATATGACACCACGTTAGATGAAAATTTACGTTATGTGATTAGATACTACAAAATCAATATGTATAACGACAAAGATGAGTATTTTGTAGAAGTATACAGTGATGAAAAAATTGATTTGTATAAAACGCAAGCAGGGTATAGCACGTTAACTCTTATTAGTAGCGAGCCTAACTATTTTAATCAAGTTCCTATCACTATCTTTTCTCTCAACCGTGAAGAGGAAAGTATTTTTGATAAGGTTATGACGCTTCAAGATGCCTATAATAAACTTATCAGTAGTGAAGTTGACGATTTTGAAGCATTTTGTGATAGTTATTTAGTTTTGCGGAATTGCTACGCTGAACCGGAAGATATTCAAAAGATGAAAGAGAACCGCGTTTTACTTCTTGGCGAAAATGCGGACGCGCAATATTTAACTAAAACTATCAGCGATACGCAGATAGAAAATATGCTTGCGAATATCAACGACACGATACACAAGATAGCGAACTCACCAGATTTTAATGATGAGAAGTTAATGGCGCAAAGTGGAATTGCTATGCGTTATAAGTTGGTTGGTTTTGAGAATAACGCTTCCGCCATTGAGGGACAGATGAAGAAAGCCCTTCAAAAGCGTATTGAACTGATTTGTGAGATTTTACATTTAACAGGCGCTGATGAAGATTGGCGAGATATTGATATTATCTTTACAAGAAATCTTCCCGTTAACGTTTTGGAAATTTCGCAGATTATTAACCAGTTGCGCGGGATTGTTAGTGATGAAACATTGTTAGCGCAGATACCTTTTGTTAATGACGTGGCAGCCGAATATGAAAAGGTAAAAGCCCAAAAGGAAGAGAATATAAGTATTTATTCTTTTGCGCACGAAAATACCGAAGATGAAGCGCCCGCCGATCCGGAAGAGGCTGATGAGTAATGCCTACTTATTGGGAAGCGCGAGAGCAAGAAGCGCTTTATAACGAATTACTCAAAGAGGGCGAGAAGCAATTAATAGCGCAGTATCGGCGGAGCGCCTATACTGTTCTCTCACTTCTCTTGGATTTATACGCGGGAGGAGTTCCCACAATTACAGATATTTATAGATATAATAGATATTATGAATTGTTGGGATTGCTTAATAATGATTTAAAAGCGCTTGGCGCAAAAGAGGTAGCGATAACAACAACCCTTCTAACCGATATGTATATCAAGAACAAGGCGATTATTGGTGATGGGAATATGCTTTTACCTACTTCCCCAAGAGAGGTAGAAATGGTTATTAATAAGATTTGGTGCGCCGATGGCAAACATTGGAGTAGCCGGATTTGGACACACAAAGATGAACTTGCTAATAAGTTGCGGAATGGAATAGTTGATTGTATTAGCCGAGGCGTTAGTAAAGATGAGTTAACAAAAGAGTTAATGCGTATTTACGGCACTGAGTTTTATAAAGCGGACAGAATAGCAAGAACGGAATTAAGTTATGTTCAAGGGCAAAGCACCTTGAATAGATTTAAAGAAATGGGCGTAGGTTATTATAAGATACTCACCGCCCACGATGGTAGAGTATGCGAAAAATGCGCGGATTTAGATGGGAAGATATTCCCGGTTGATAAGGCGGAGATAGGAATAAATTATCCGCCCATTCATCCCAATGGAAGGTGCACTATTCTACCAATTACAAAAAGAATGATGACAGATACGGAGGAATTAAAGTGAGAGTATTTTTTATTAAAGAACTTGCCGAAGGAGCGTTCATTGATTTAATTGATGATGCCGGTGGCGATTAGGTTGTTCAAGAACTTATTCTTCAAGTGAAGAATAACGCGAATATCACTATTAAGGGAAGAGTTGTAGATAGCGCTGAACTTCTGCCTCTGTCCGTTATTAATCAGAATGGGTTAGCCGTTGCTAACTCTATTGAAAGCGCGGGTTTATATATTGTTCCCGTTGAAGGTATGAGTGGAGTAGAGATTAGCGCTTAGGGAAGCATTAGCGTTGTAGTGAAAGCGATAGGGTGATGTTATGAATATAATTTCATACGCTATTGGTTTAAATAGCGGAGGAAGTAAAGAGCCAGTATTGGAAAGTATTAGTATCACGGCTAACGGCACTTATACGCCTGATGCCGGTATTGATGGCTACAATAGCGTGAGCGTGAGCGTTCCACAAGAGGGAGCGCCAACCGCAGAGGAATTGACATTTACGGGTGATTGTGAATCTCTTTTTGAAGGTGGAACATGGGATTGGGTTGTTAATAAATACGGAAATTTAATTACTACTAATAACATTTCTAATATGAGCAAAATGTTTAAGAATAGTTCTTTAACTACAATTCCATTTGAAATTAACGGGAAAAGTGGTAGCCCAATATATATGGAATCTATGTTTCAATGGTTAAAAAATCTAACCTCTTTACCTACTGTTAAAAATGTTCAACCTGCCAATATGGGTAGTTTGTTTGCGAATTGTGAATTAATCCGCACAATTCCAGAAAATTATACAGATACTTGGAATTGGGATACGATGGACGGATATACGTCATAGTATTCTGGAACACAATCTATGCTTTTTTATAATTGCCATTCTTTACGTTCATTCCCGTTAGATTTAATTGCTCACGGTAATAAATATGCTTATTCGTCATACTCGTTATTTTATGCCGGTTTTTCAGGCTGCCGAGTATTAGATGAAATTACTATTCCTGTAATTTATACAGAAGCAACTTGGAATAGTAATGCTATGAGCGATACGTTTCTAAAATGTAGTCGTTTAAAGAAACTTGTGTTTCAATTACAATAGAATGGACAACCGTATGTTGTTAAATGGAAAAATCAAACAATAGAATTACTTGGCGAATTTGGTTATACTTCTTCAATTTCCAGTATATTAAATTACAATTCTGGTATCACGGCAGATAAAGAAGTTAGCGACGCTGCCACTTATGAAGCGCTGAAAAATAACCCTGATTGGTTTACACAGATGCCTGTTTACTCTCGCTACAACCACGATAGCGCCGTAGAAACTATCAATAGCCTTCCCGATACGAGCGCTTATTTAGCGGAGAATGGCGGAACTAATACAATTCAATTTAATAGCGTTAGCGGTAAACTCACCGATGGAGGCGCTATTAATACGTTAACCGAAGAAGAGATAGCCGTGGCTGTGGCTCGTGGTTGGACAGTTTCGTTTACTTAATGGAGGTAAAAAATGAAAGCAAAAAGTTTTAGTTTAGTTAGATATGACGCTGATGATGCTATGTGCTTCGATTGGGCTGAACCCCGCTATATCGAAGTTCCCAATGATAAAGATAACCCGGAAGCGGGAACGCACCAAGAACAAGAGCACCTTTACGCAAAAACGATTTTTGTTGGCGGGAATGATAGCATTGATAACTATATCGAAGTTCCAGAACCCGCTGGACAAAACAATTAAATCTAATAGCGCTATTTTTTAATACAAAATGAAATCAAGGTAATGGAGGTTATCATATGAGTGAAATCTGGAAAGATTGCCCGCACTACCCCAACTATCTAATTTCCAATAGAGGAAGAGTTTTTGATTTAACAACTCACCGCATTGTGAAGATATGGCAGAATAATGAAGGCTACCAGTTGGTTTAGTTGCGGAATAATACCAATAGGAATGAGAAAATACATAGATTGGTTGCGCTTGCGTTCATTCCAAACCCACAAGGCTATTGTAAAGTTGAACATAAGAACGGAATTAAGAACGATAACCGCGTAAGTAATTTAGAGTGGCGTTGAACCGCCTACTTTTCTCTTCCTCTTGGCGCGGAGCGCGGAGCGCGACGCTTTATATTTAATAGGAGGATTTACTAATAATGGATGAAAATAAAAACAGTTCTATGGAAGAGAACGGTGAAAAAGTATATACCCAAGCCGACGTTGATAGAATGATTGAGGAAGGCAGGAAAAAGGCTACGGAGGAAGCCGAACGAGAAGCGGAGCGCCGTTATAGCAAAAAGCAAAAAGAAAGCGAACGCCTCTCAAAAATGAATGAAGAAGAAAAAAGGGCGTATCAATTAGAATAGCGGGAAAAGGCGATTGAAGCAAAAGAGCAAGAGTTAGCCCTTGCTGAAAATAAAGCCGTTGCTACCTCTATTTTGGTTGAGAAAGGTTTAAGCCCTAATTTAGTTAATTTTGTAGTGGCGGTTGACGCGGATGATATGAACAACAATATTAAGTTGTTAGAGAAAGAGTTTAAGGCTTGCGTTAAAGCCGAAGTGGAAAAACGCATTGGTAAGCACTCACCGCGCAACTCTGATAAAGATGATACGATGGATAAAGACGCATTTAATAAGTTGCCACTACATAAACAACAGGAGTTGTATAAGAGCAACCCTGATTTATATAAACAACTTATTGGAGGTTAATATACAATGGCTCACATTATTTATGATAATTTTGTTTTAGAAAACAAGGTTGAAGAGATGGTTAAAACGCAGATTGATATGAATAACTATCTCACGCCTGATTACTCACTCGCTGAAAGCGCCGGTATGGTTAAGAAAGTTAACGTTTACGACGCTACGGGCGCAGTTGAAGAACTCGCTATGGGCGAGGGCAACACCGAAGCCAATGATATTGAAGTTGGTTTCGTTCAGCGCGAATATCGCGTGAAAACCACGCAGGGACGTTTCCCCTATTATGATGAGCAGGAAATGTCCGATCCGATGGTGGTTGAAGTTGGTTTACAGAAAATCGCTGCGCTTATGGTTAATGATTTAACTGATAAGGCTATTGCTGAAATGAGCAAGGCGAAGATTTAGAAAGTTGTTTCCGCTTGGAATTTCGATACTTTTGCTGATGCTATCGCCCTTTACCCCTATGAGAACGAAGAGGGGCTTTTCTGCCTTATCAATCCCGCTCAAAAGGCTGCCATTCGTAAGGCGCTGAATAACAACCTTCAATACGTCGAAGGTTTCGCCCGCACTGGTTATATCGGCACTGTGTGCAATGTTCCTATCATTGTTAGCAAGGCTGTTCCCGAAGGTGAAGCGTATCTCGGCACTTCCAAGGCTATCACTTGCTTTATTAAGAAGGGCGTTGAGATGGAGCAAACCCGCGATGCTGACAAGCGCAAGAACACAATTACCGCTCGTAAAGTTATGCTCGTTGCTCTCACCGATGCTACCCGTATGATTAAACTGGGCGCTGCACAGGATACGGTTGCTACCGTTGCTTCCGCTTCCGGTAAGGCTATTAGTGGCGCTGCCTCCACGGGTGCGGTTGTTGAGATTTACGTGAACAAGGAACTCGTTGGCACGGCTACGGCTGCTAACAGCGCTTATTCCTTCACCGCCCCCGAAACGCTTGTTTCTGGTGATGTTGTTTCCGTTATCGCTCGCCTCCCCGGGCACGTCGATAGCACCGCTTCAAAGGTTGTTGAGTGATGTTAGAAGAAATTAAAGCGCTTTTAGGAATTACTGATAATTCCAAAGATAATATCTTGTCCGCTTTAATTTCTATGGCTACCGAAGAAGCAACAGCATATACCAATAGAGAAGAGAAAGATTTAGGCGCGGTTATTCGCAAAATGGTTATCTATCAGTTCAATAGGATTGATAGTTTAGGGCTGAATAGTGAGGGATATAGCGGAGTAAGTTTTAATTACTCTACCGATTACCCCGCAGATATTGTGCGCGCCCTTCAATCAATGAAGAGAGTGATTTCTTTATGAAATTCTATGAATATATTGAAAACGGCGTAGATGAATATGGACAACCTACCCTCCAAAAGGGAGAGGAATTTGACATGGACATTTACCCGCAGACGCGCAATGAAGTTGATGATGTGCGGTTTTGTGATAGCACCGATATAGGGTTAACGCGCTACCGCACTTCCGCCCCTATACTTCTCTCTTCTCTTGGTGGCGGGGCGAACGAAGTTCGCTACGCCGTTCTCTATACAATTCCCTCTAAAAGAATGAATACTTATATCTTGAAGAAGTTATGAGAGTAGAAGTTTTAGGCGTTGATGCGCTTATGGCGAAATTAAGCGCGGTTGATGTTCAAGAAGCGCTTAACGAAAGTTGCCTTTTAGTAGAGAATACGGCGAAGGAAAATTGCCCTGTTGATAGCGGTTAGTTAAGAAATAGCATTACTTCTAACGTGAGTGGCGAAAAGGGCGAGGTAGGAACTAATGTAGAATACGCTCCATAAAGATAACTGTGGAGATTAAACCGAGCAAAATCGGTGGAGGCTAAACTTTAATAGCACGCTAATACCGAGGTAATTAATGAGATTGCGCAAGGCTCATTAACACCGTAGAGCGCAGAGGGTGAAAAAATATAATCCCTCCAAGAGTGCTTGGCGCTGAAAAGCGATAATGTGCGCCGAACTTATAGGAAACTATAAGAAGCAAAAGATAAAAAACTTTTGCGTTAACACAAATTGATGTAGAATACGGCACGGGCGTTTTTAATCCGGGCAGATTAACACCGTGGAGTTATCAAGATGCCTCTGGTAAATGGCACACTACGACAGGACAAAAACCGTAGCCGTTTTTAGTTCCCGCGTTGGACAGCAATAGAGATAAGATACTTAACATTTTCAAAGAGAAAGTTAAAGAGGGATTGAGTAAATGATTAGTTTTAAAAAAGAGGTAGTTAAGGAATTAAGTAAAATCCTACCTACCCACTATGAATTATTAATTTCTTCCCCGTCAATCCCTTGTATAACCTATATGGAGAGCGATAACGCCGATACACAGATAGGAGATAACATTGGGTATAGTAGAGTTATCTACACTATAAAATTATGGGGAAGCGATTTAAAGCAACTTGAACCGTATGAGTTAAAAATAGGAAATTGTATGCGGAAGTTAGGTTATAAACGTATTAGTTATAACGAACTCTGGTATGATGATAAAATTTCTATGATTATGCGGTTTGAGGGATTGGCTTTTGAAAAATATTGATATAAGGAGTTTTTATAATGGCTGGTTATATTAGTAAAGGCATTAAGTTAAGTTATAAATCCGGCGAGCAGTTTATTGATTTAACAAACCTCCAAGAAATCCCCGATTTAGGCGGAACGGCAGAGGCTATTGAAATTACTACTCTCGCTGATGATGCGCATATGTATATGAACGGCATTAAAACCTATGGTGATAGCCTTGAATTTAAGTTCTTATACGAGCCTACGCAGTTTAATACACTCGCCGCCCTTGTGGTTGATACCGAATGGAAGGTTTCCCTTCCTGATGGCGTGGCGGGCGCTATTGATACCACTTGCACCTTTAACGGCACGGCTTCCGTTAAACTTGATAGCGTTGGCGTGAACGCCGCGCTCACTTATACTCTCGCAATTAAGCCCACATCTTCTATGGTGTTCGCTTAATCCATAACGTTATGGGGAGGGGAAAGGTTTTATTCCTTTTCCTTTCCCCTCTTGGTTGATAAATAAAGGAAAGGATTTTTGAATTATGAATTATGTTGATTTTTGTGCCGGTGGCAAGGAATACAAGTTGCGTTTAACCACTCGCGCTATTGTTCAGTTAGAAAAACAGATTGGACGCAACCCGTTAATGATTTTTGGCAACGGCGAAGAGATACCCACAATTACGAATATGGTAAATGTGTTGTATTTTAGTTTACAGAGTTTACAGAACGGTATTACTCTTAATGATGCGTATGATATTTATGATACGTATATTGCCGATGGGCATACTACTACCGATTTTATTAAAGTAATTATTGATATTTATAGAGCGTCGGGTATTATCCCCACAGAGGAAGCCGAAAAAAACTGACACAAGGGGGCTATGACACGAATTCATAGCCCCCTTTTCTTTTTAAGAACGTTATTTATGATTGGTTGAACAACGCGCTTGATATAGGCATTGACGAAAATACTTTTTGGGAAATGACGTTGGCGGAACTACAACGAAGATTTGAGAGTTATAAAAGAATACGCGAGAGCCAATAGAGGGAAAAAGCAAACTTTGATTATATCTTGGCGGATTTAATAGGTATAAGCATTGGGCGCATTTACGATAAACACACCCACTATCCTAAAATGGAAGAAGTATATACCGCATTGTTCACCAAAGAGATAGATAGCGAGAGAGAACAAGAAGAAAAAGATAAGAAAAATATAGCAAGATTTAGAGAGTTCGCAAACTCATTTAATAAGAGATGGGAGGAAGCGAAAGAATGACAGAAGAACTAAAAGTAATTATTAGTAGCGAAGTATCCTCCTTAAAAGCGGGTTTAAACGAAGCAAAAAGTGAAATTAGTTCAATTAGCCAAGAGGCAACAAAAGCAGGTCAAGAAGCGAAAAAGGCTGCGGCGAGCGCTTCAAAAGAAGCAAGCGCCAAAGCCAAGGATTTAGAGAAAGAAGTAAATAACATTGTTAAATCAATGGGTAATTCATTCTCGGCTCTTGGAAAAAAGATTGGCAATGCTTTTAAAGCCGGAGCCGCCGCAGCGACAGCCGGGCTTATAGCGATTGGCAAAGGCGCTTTTGATGCGTATAGCAGTTATGAGCAATTAAAAGGTGGTGCGGAACTTCTCTGGGGAAGTTAGCACAAGCAAGCAGTTGCGAACGCACAAGGCGCTTGGAGCAGATTACAGATAAGCGCCAATGATTATTTAGATAGCGTTAACGGAATGGCGGTTAGTTTTACAACGGCGCTTGATGGAAATAAGGGCGCGGCTTTACAACTTGCCGATGAGGTAATGTAGGCGCAAGCCGATATAGTGGCGG